CATACAGAGATGGATTCTTGCCTGTTTCTAGTTTCGTTTCATACCAATCTTCAGCAACTTCTCGATCATCAAATTCTTGTTCTTTTCGCTCTGAATCAAAAGTCCAAGTGAGAATATACTTTACAACCCTATTGTTTTTAACTTTCGTCATAATTTGCTTCAAGAGTATCAGTATGAACTACATCCTTCATTAGTTTTTGAAAGTTTCTTCGCCATTCTTGTTCATAATACAGAATGTGTTTTGCTTATGTATTTCAGCATTAGCAACCAGTAAATCATCTTTCAAATCGTCTATCTTTCCTTGAAGACGTTTAATTTTTGCTTCGTGTTTTTTATCGTCGTTCATACCTAATTATATCAGTGTTCCTTAATACCAAAGATCATCATCACTAGCTTTATAGATGATATAGCATACTGCAAATGTTGCCAGAGATGCTAAAACTATTATTGCTATCCACATAATGATTATAGCCATACTCATAATTTAATAGTTCATTTTTGGTTGAGGGTCGTTTGTCCAAACAACTTCTTTTCTCTTTTTCTTAGGCTGCATCAACTTATCGATGATTGCCAAAGCTTCTTCTTTAGAATTAAACCAACTTTTATAATTAGCAACATCGTCAATGCCAAATATAAAGGAGTTATTAAGTATGTCAAACCAGAAGCAGAGAACCTTTCTCTCTACATGATAGATCTCTTTGCTATCAACTCCTAACCTCCTTTTAATTATTCGATACGTTGCCATAATTTTAGTCTTTGTCACTATAAGCCTCAGCTAGTTTCTTTGCCGCAAGAGCATACACCTCAAAGAAAGTTTCACGATCTTCTAGTGATAGATCTAACACTCGCTCACCTACAGTCTCTAAGAATGTGTCTTCTTCTTTAGTGCTATAGGTAAGATCAGCAATCACTATAATATTCTCTTTGCCTTCAAAGCAGTTCTTGTGAATGCTACACATATTTTTTCTGACATAATCTCCATCATTCTCCCACCCAAGAACATCAATATATTCTTGCAATTTACCGTATTTACCATTAGGAAAGTACTTAACAATAACCAGTCTATTGTCTACATCCTCTGGAGGTTTACCAATATAGGTCGGAGGTTGTGCGCCAATGTTGTCAATTCTGATCTTCATGATGTGTTTTATATTTTAGTTTTTTATTAATAGATGGTAGCCACGGTCGGGGTCGAACCGACAAGCCGATTAGGGCAACGGATTTTAAGTCCGCAGTGTTTACCAATTTCACCACGTGGCCATTTATTATTGTTTATTCATCCAATCAATTACATCATGCAAACCTTCAGATTTATTACCATCTCCATAACTGCAGAAATGTTTTCCTGTGGTTTTTTTACCATGCCAAGGATGTTGATCGGTTTTGGTGTTTTGCCAAGTATAGATTTGACCATAAGGTTCATTGTCTTTAGAAACATTGATGAATGTTTTGTTGTTTGAACCTTTCAAACGCTTGCTGTAAGTGAGTCGCATGTCAGTATGTTAATCTAGTTTCTAATTAATGCAATAGAATTTTTTATAAACAATTTTCTCTAAACCAAAGTTATTAAGATTTGGAAGTATTGAATTTCTAATAAAGTTTCTTCTGTATTTGGTATCATTGTTTGTAGGATCTTCTACAACAAATTCCCAAAGGTTATTATTATCAATGTAGTCTTTTATATTCGACTTTTTTGTTTTCAAAAAAGGACGAATCATTTTATGATTATTATTATGAAATTTAGTTGCGATTGGAATGGGTGTGTATTCTGGACAACCTTTTAATGTATTCATCAAATATGATTCAACAGCATCATTGAGATGATGACACACAATAATATCTTTGTTTAGACTAGAAAAAAATTTAAGTCTTTCTTTTCTAAGATGATCTTCAATTCCATGTTTGACATTATCATTAAAGTTAGTTCTTTTACCCAAGACTAATTTGATATTATGTTGCGAGCAAAATCTTTCAACAACTCTCTGCATTTTTGCATTTGTTGATTGGAAGTTATGATTGAAGTGACAGGCAGATACTTTATCTTTGTATAACCTTGATAGCAAGTGTAAACATGCTATAGAATCAATTCCTCCACTTACAGCAACACAAAAATCTTCTTTAGGAATTAATGATCTATCAAGTCTAATCATATCAATACATGTTTCCGCTGAACATGTTGCCTTTGGATACATATGTTCCATCAACCTTAGTCAATGTATTACTATTTCCATAAAGACTACGAGAAACAATAACACCTCGACTTGAAGGTTTCTTAAACGATTCTGATCTCCAACTGCTTTTGATTACTTTGATAGGTGCTTTGAATTTGTTTGACATGGCTTTATAATATCTTAGTTTTTTATTAGTTTCCAACCACATTTAGTCTGTAGTTGTCTTCCTTGTTTTAAATGATTGAATGCACCTATAGATAATCCTGTTTTTTTAGACATATCTGTCAAAGATAATTCCAATGTTTCTAAAGTATACACATTAAACCATTTAATTTTATTGAGTTCGTTTTTTGTTAAACTCATTTTATTTTTAGAATCTTCTTTGTGTGTATAAGATGGTCTGACATATCCTTTTTGTTTTTTTATCTGCCAACTTTTTTTAGCCCAAGCACTCCTATTTTCTGTTGTAGCTTTTACCATGTTATTTAAATTTTTATTATTATGCCAATATGTTTTTAAAGATTTTGATATTTTTAATTTAGTTTCTTCTGATGGTATACCACCATTACCACCCTCTGTTAGATTATAACCATTAGGAGAAATAGTATTGTGGTTATTTATATAATAAATTTCTTTATCGCAACACTCTTTAATTGAATTACAAGTTTCTAAAACTTCCCAATCAAAGTTATCAATACCATACTTACGTATTGCTTGTTTAAAAAGATAAAAATAATGTTTATTAGAAGGTGAATTTGCTTTACATAAATGCGCTTTCTTTCTTTCTTCTAAAGTTTTTGTAGTATATCCTATATACTGTTTTCCATTAATTTTATTAGTAACCATATATACAATCATGCTATATTATTTAGCACAAAAATATAAAAAATAATATAGAGGTTGTTTATTTTAAACATCTGATTGTTATAATCTAGTTTTTATTTGATAACAATCACCTCCCTTGCTTGGCATATTTTTTCTTGTAATTTTTTGAATTCTTCAAACGGGAAGATTTCGTTTTGGCATGAATTCCTTTTCTCTTAATTCTGTTGTCGTTTTTTGTTGTTTTAGTTTTCATAAAGTTATTATATCATTAAAGTTTTAATATGCAAATGTTTTTTATTATAAAGGTGGAGCCGATTGTCAGATTCGAACCAACGACCTACTCATTACAAATGAGTTGCACTACCACTGTGCTAAATCGGCTAAAAATGGCTCCAAAGGTTGGGATCGAACCAACGACCTAGAAGTTAACAGCTTCCCGCTCGTTCCACTGAGCTACTTTGGAGTTAAAAATACTTTCTATTGCTGAAGAAGCTTTGGTCTTAAAGACACCACTCGTTTATCCTTCTGTCACTTTTCTGCTAGTAGAGGCTCGTCGGAGATTTCCAATCTGCTTTCCCAACATACTTCGGGCGATAAAGACCACAATAGAAAAAAGAAATTATATATCATCTATTACTTGTAATGGAAAATATCCAGATTTATGATTAAAATTTGGATACATTTTTACCATTATTCTTGTAATTGGCAGTCCGTCTGTTTTTATTTTACCCTTTTCACCATATATTTTTAAATGTTTGTGACAAACTAATAAATCTCTTTTAAAATCACTTAATTTGACCATCTGACCATTTTCAAACTTTACAATTTTTTGACCATCGAGAATTTCACCATACATTTTGTCGTCATATTGATGTATTTCATTAAACTCTGTATTGAATATATACCCATCCCCTGGAATAATAGTGTATATATCATTCTTTTGCATGTTTTCTAGCAGTTTTAATGTCTCATATTGAGACATTTTTTCTTCTAACAGTGGGATAATGTTGGCTGTTCCGTTTGAATTTGTAGTGTAATAATACATTGAGATATTTTTAGGTAAATTCAGATATTTAACATAATTCAAAGCTCTATTTTTATCTATTTTATTTTTATTTTTTGCTATATCTTCAAAGTTTAAGTTTTTAAGATATTCATATTCATGAATAAAACTTATTTTTCTAGCTTTAATATCCATATAACTATTCAAAAGTTTAGGAATATCTGTATTGTAAAATGTATGCATTTTTTCATTTCCTACTATTTTATAAAGATCATGTATACTGCTGTGTTTAATATTACTAACATCTACACTGTATTCATATTCACCAGATCTTGTTTTTGGATATAAAAAAATAAAACGTTCTCCGTGCTCATCATCTACTTCTTCTATATAAATTAATTTGTTTATTTTAGATTCAATATTTTTTAATTTTATATTAATAGTTTTTAATATATTATTTATGCGCTCATCTAAATATTTTTTTCTTTTTTTATATTCTTCGATTTTATTGTCGTCTAAATCATAATCATCTTCTCTAAAATCATCTATTCCGATTAATATAGCCGTTGGTTTTTTATTTAAATGTTGTAATACTATACCTTCATTTGAATTATATTCTTTGGTCTTATATTTTATAGATTTATTATCATACATTAAAGTTATTCCATAACCAGTGAATGATTGATTTGGTAATCTTGAATCTATGCTCACATTGGTTCCTCTGCGCAACCCATTTTTTAAAATAAATTCTAAGTCATCTTCATTACGTAATGTATGTATGATACCATCAATCATTGTTTTTATTTAATAAAGCACAATAGAAAAACATAGAAAATGATTTGCCCATAGCATTTCGGCCTACGACTCATCAAGGGCTGTGACTATCTAGGGAACCGCTCCTAGCAACGTCATACTTTATCGCGCATGAATACGAATTGCGAGGGGAAGGAATTTAACCTTCACTCTAGACTATGGGCCTAGCGATCTCCGTATGATCCCTCTCGCAAAGTGTTTTCCCCACTACCGAATAATTAACCAAGCGGAGCTTTGATCAATTTGAAGAAACACAGTGACTATTTCATCTTGGTAGCGACTCCAAGCCTACTTTAATTTATGTCGGATTACGTTTGTCATCATCGGGTTGCTAACCCGCTCTCTGTCAACTCGCTCATTGTAGTGTCTTTGCCTACAATGGCAGGGAAAAAATGATGGGGTTATTCTCATATCATTATTAAAACCGTGCGCTGTTTAGTATGCATCCATCAAGCGTAGAGGGTATGAGGAGAATAAAGTCGCTAAACTCTGCCCCATTGAAAATTATTAACTGTTTTATGAAAACAGCCACTGCCAATCTTCTGGCATGTCAGAAATATTTAAAACTTTAGCTTTTATTTTAGTTATTTTATTTGTAATTGCTTTTTGAAGTCTGTGATGCCCATCTAAAATTGACTGCTTTCCGTTGTTTTTATTTAAAATTAAAATTGGATAGTCAAGATTAGCTTTTTGAATATTAGCTAATGTTTCGGGATCAGTTTTAGTTTGGTGAAGAGCTAAAGGCTTAAGACTATCAACATTTATTTCTGATATAGGCATATCCTTAGAAAAAGCAAACAAATCACTAATAGTTACTTTAACTAATTTACCGTCATTTGTTGTATCTTCCCAACTAGTCTCTTGCCAATTATCACCGTGCATGCTTTCAATAATCTTACTATATGCTTCACTAAGTAAAATTTGATCTCTGTGTTTCATTATTATATTTATTAGATTGGTGCGGGATATCAGAGTTGAACTGATCTCTCAAGTTTGGAAAACTCACATATTAGCCGATATACGAATCCCGCGAAAATGGTGGGCAGAGTTGGATTCGAACCAACGTACTCGAATGAGAACAGATTTACAGTCTGTCGCCTTTAACCACTCGGCCATCTACCCAATAATAAAATTGGTGGACGCGAGGAGCATCACACTATGGTTTTCACCACCAGATTTCTCTGTTTGTGCGCTGGACTATGCCTTTACCTTAGTATTTTTACTTTAGGTAGGTGATTATAGTCTCTACACCTTCTCATTATCTGAGCTTGGCTCGGCATTGGGACGGATATTATTCCAGACCGTTCACCGAATTTACACCTTACTAACTATTCGTTTCCAAATAGCAGACCCTCATTAAGTTGAACTCCTGTCCTCTATCAACTTACATTAACCTTCAAACATGCTTATATTGTCTCGTTAAGGTGAGACTTTCCTGTTAGGGACGACCGATTTCTCTGCCATCCTCCACCAATGTATTAGACAGAATACATACTGTTTTATTACCTGTTTTGTATCCAAGAGCAGAGCAGGTTTATCTCTTGGCGTATTTGCTTAGGCAGCTAAAGCAAGTTCGCCTTGTGGGGCGAAAACGCGATTAGCAATACCACGCACAGCGTTAACAATTCTGTTGCCGTTTATGTTTTTTTGATCAGCTTTTTAAGAGGCCAACTGATCAACCTCTACATGCTAGTTGAATGCTTATCAATACAGTCGAAACCAGAACGCGCCCGATAAAATTGGTTGCGGGTTTCGGAATTGCACCGAAACTACTTCTGCTTATGAGACAGATCCAGCACTACTACTGGTTGACCCGCGATTGAAAATTATGCCGACTAGAAAGGCGACTATAATATGTTCCCTTACTCACCCGCATACGCAGTTCTGCAAGTCATTTATATTATAGTACAGGGCATGAAGCCCTTTAACCTTAATAGCGGCAAATTGGTACTTGCATGGAGAATCGAACTCCAATTGTACGGATGAAAACCGTAAGTCCTAACCGTTAGACGATGCAAGCTATAAAACTTAAATTTTTTCTGTCAAAGAACTTTGATTATTGATTCGCTTTCGAATCAACCATCAAGACAATCGATTCGATTGAAGTGATGCAAGAATCATAACATATTTATCTTACATGTCAAATTAAATTTTGTCTTTCCATAATAAATACAAAGGCCAAATTAAAAAAAAGAATCCCCATAAAGTCTCATCCATTTTTTTATGATACAAAGAATAAAACAAACCGATTGTGTGAATGACACACATAGCTTTTAAATAAAATGTAACAGCGTCCATGGTTATTTTCCTTTATAGACATAAAAGTCTCCATCAAAAAACCAAACTTTTCTATTTCCAACTTGTTCAAGGATGCATTCACAATTTGCACAAGGTTTTGAAATTGCTGGTTTATCATTGTTGTCGATCCTAACATTAACAAATGTTATATCACTACAATCTTCAACTCCTAATTTAATTAAACAGGAAATTTCAGAATGGATACCTGCTGTATAATTTGAATTAAGATCTTTTGTTGGTTCATACACACCAAATTTATGATGAGGATGAAGCTTATTGTAATTATTATATCCAATGGCAAGCATTTTATTTCCTTTAAAAGCAAACGTGGTGTGAAAACACTTACCAGTTTGTTTTGTAGGTTTTAATGCTCTTGTAATTTCTTCTAATCTTTTGAAATTAATAGCCATTGGGTATTAACTTATAAACATCAAATACCGTGTTGGATGTGTTTCCAGATGTTTCTTTAATCAAATCACACTCACCATATACTTGTACAAGATTTTTAATTCTTTCTTCAAGAATATGTGCGTTGATTTTTTTATCAGAATTTAATTTGCAATGATGAATTGACAAATAACAAGTATCATCATACTCCACCAATTCTGTCAAAGGATGCAAACATTCATAGTCTGATACAAAATCTTTGATGATGTTGTTGATTTCTTCTGGTGTGATTTTCATTATAGTGCTGTATATTCTTCAGTAAATTCAATTCTGACATTTTCCCTTGGAACGTCTTTGAAATAATTCAAAGCTCTAGCTTCAACAGAACGAAACCTATCAAAGATTAATTCACGAGTTGCAGGAACTTTAGGAAGAGTGAATCCTTTCTCAGACAATGCGCGATTAAGAGCGATTTTCATTGCTGTTTCTTTGTCATAATTGTCATGTGGACTGCACAAAGAATAACCATAATAAACTTGATCGTTTTCTTTTACAGCTACCACAACACCACGTGGGTTGTACTTATCATCTCTGATATATTCTTTAATCATTGTTTGCATAAATTCAGTATATAATAGTTTTTTATTAGTTGAGTTAGGGAGTGAGAAGCAATAATCCGACTGTTCTCACTCCCTATCATCATCATTCACAAAATAACAAGAGTCACGCCATCGATTTCGTCCCAGTATTCATTGAGTTCTTGAAGAGCATCCAACACTTCTTGTTTTGATGGATATTCTGGAGAGAAACTATTTTGAATTTGTCTGACACTAACATCATCATATCCTTCATCGCGTTTGTTGTTGAGATATTTTTCAACTCTCTCCACAAAAGCTGTGCGTTCTTTTGCAAAGTTTGGCACGAGATTATCATTACCTTCTCCATCAGTCACCGAAGATTCGATTTCATATTCATAATCAGAAACGACCTCGTATGCTGATACTCGACACTTTTGGCAATTGTAATCAGTTGGAACGCTAACAACATCTTTAGGGTTGACTTTGACTACGACTACTCTCTGTCCGAAAGAACGAGCATAATCAAGAGAACCAACATGCAAACCGAAACTACAATGATTGTTTCTATTGTCATCTACATTGCGGCGTTTGACTTCAATCTTGGAACCAACACCGTTGAAAATCTTACCGTCTGTTGTTGTAATACCTTGAACAACGACAGTTTTAGGATTACCATGAATGCTGTAATAATGTTCTGATACACCTTTGTATGCAAGAAAGCAACCATCATCTGTAATTGGAAGTTCTTTGTATTCAAGAAACTCCATAAGCTCATCAACAGAACTTGAGGCAGGATTATCTTCAAGATTATTCCAGAATTTAGTGAAATGTTCAAGAGGAAGATCATCACGAACAATGCTTTCTACCTTTTGAGATAGTGCTGGAGGCAATGCTTCTCCGTTGTAATAAACTTGATCTTCAATGATTTCAAATCCTTCTACTTTATCAATAGATTCAAGAGTGAAATCAATTGGATACAAAATTTCATTGATAGCATCTTCTTGCTCATCACTTGGAAGAGTGAAAGATTTAATGATTTTTGGATATTTACGATCTGTCTTTTCAACACGAACTGAACCATTGTTGATAAACAAAATAATTGCGGATTGGTTGATGATGTATGTCATAGTATTATTATAGTTTGTTTGTTTGTTTTGTCAATGAGATTGTATTTTAGTTTTTTATTAATCTTTTATCAGAAGGAGTTTACGAAGATCGCGTCTATCCAATGGTGATCCATATCGAGACACACTGTTGTAAATACGACTTCTGGTAGAATTTTCTGCTCTAATGTTTGTCATGATCTTTTTGATCTTTTCAATTTTATCTGGATACCTTTTGAGATGTTTAAGAACAGTTGGGTTGATATTAATTGCATTGCATGTGCATGTCAAATCATATTCAATGCTTCTTTGTTTTTTCTGAAATTCTTCAAGATTTTTAAGTCTGGTGTGTGCGTTTTTGTATTCAGTGGAATCTGGATGCAACCAACCCAAATCATGAAGTTGATCTACCATTTTTTTACTTTTGCTTGATACACAGTAAGGATCATTGTTTGTGTACTCATTATTATGATAAATTGTACGATGAAAAAGGTGATTAATACAATCAATTGTTTCGTGCCAATTTGAATCAGAGATTTCTCCAAACTTATTGTCTACATATTCTTCAAACTCTTCACTGGTAAAAGAACCAAGTTTATTGTAACGACTGAATACGTTATATTTCATCAAAGTTTTATTTTTCTCAAGCTTTGGAAGCTTCATCTTTTTAACATCAATGATCTCAATGTCTGAAGTGTCAACATTACAAGAGTTTGAATCGAGCGGTGATTCATCTTGAATATAAACAAAACCGTGGTAATTTGCAAAACCTGCAAGATGTTTTGCTAGACGCAACTTCCAATTTTTTAAATTTTTAATATTTGGAAGTTTATAAATTGGAAGCTTACCATTAGAGTATTCAAGATTATTTAAATATGCAACTTCATATGCTTTTATACTCATTAATGCCGCATGGGTTTCTGGAATATATTCAGACATGGCATAAGTAAACCAATCATCCTCGAAATACTTTGAAGTTTTGCTTTTGACATATTCACCCAGAGGTTTAGGAACAATTTTACTGATTTGTTCATTCTTAAAAGTTTCGATATGTGACACAATATCGTTGATAACTTTTTGATTGTTTGGTGTATCTTCTATGCTTTCTCTTGAAATTGGAATGCTGAGTTTTCCAATTGGAACATCGACAACATATATGTTTTCATTATTAAAAGTGCAGAATCGAATGGGAATCTTTTTATATACCACACCTCCCATACGAATATAAATGTGATTATAATCATAATCTTGATGAGATTTTTTATATTGATGCATTCCATATTCTCCCAGTTTGACAGAATGAATCGGTGAATCTGGAACTACAGTTTCAGAGTTATCAGAAAGAAACTCAATCTTTGTATCATGGTGTAGATTTTTAACAAATTTGGAAGTTGTATTCCTAAATGAATATGAATCACTGTCTGATACTTCAAAAGAAATTTCAATTCCACTTTCGTTTGTAGGTTCTTCAGAGATCTTAAAAATCTCTCCGATTGGAACACCTTTGTCTCCTCCACCAAGAACGCATGCATACACACTACAAACACCGTTGTAATAAGAGTTGATGTAAAATGTATCGGTATATGAATGTGCCGCTTTTGAACCAATACCAAAACCACCTACATATTCATTGGAATGGTTTTTGGTGCTTTCGAAATACATTCCAAAAATGTTACGAACACCATGTTCATCCAAACCTTTAGCGTAATCTCTAACGCTCCAAGTTTTGGTATTTTTTACTGTTTTGATTGCAACAACAACTGGACGATCAATCTCGTACTTTTTGTGTTCATCAACAGCATTGCAAATATATTCGCGAACGCATGCAAGAATTTTATCATTGTAAATCTTGTCACGCAGGAAGTATGCGGCAATGTCCATGCCTTTGGCAGACATTCCCATGGTGCTTTTTTGAAGCGAGTCTGATGCGATTGTTGGTGATGTTGTAATTCCAATTTTCATAGTTTGTGTTTGATGATGGCACTAGTTTAATCTAGTTTCTTATTAATATGATTTGAAATTTTCAGATAATATTTTGACGATAGATTTGTCTTTTGCTTTAAGTTCAACTTCCCAAATACAATCAAGGTTATTTGAAACCACGTTTGGAATGTGAGAAGCATAATCAGTGTGTGATTTGGTGTTGTTGATACCTTCACTCCAATGCATTACAGGAGTATATGATTTCCATGTGTTTTTAAAATCATTCATATAACAACGATTAGATGGGTTTATTGCATCATGGAGATTGTCAAACACGCAAGGCAACAAGCTACCAAACACATTGAAAACATTTTCTGAATTCCAATAACCATTGTCTTCATTCTCAACAACTAATCGTTTTTGAACACCAACGTCACAACGAGAAAGATTACTCATGAATCTCTGACAGTATTGTTCAATTGTTTCAACTTCTAAGTTTGGATTTTTACTCACATGCAAACACATGGGAGTGTTGTGATCTTGAGAACACCCCATCAAATCAAGAACATAAGATTGGTGATTAAGTTCACAAATAGATTTATCAACAACAGCATCAGTATATGATGATAGCACATTAAATTGATCTGGATGAGAAGATATAGTAATGCCGATTTTTCTAGCGTGATCACCAGCAAGCAATAGCATATTTTTAATTTGCTCAAAATCTGGTAGATCATTGTAATTTAAATCGAGAGTGCTGTCTGTAATTAAAGGAAATAGATTGGATGATACACGATAATGTGATATACCAACAGAAGCACAATGAACAATAATTTGCGCTGTGATTTTAGAATTATGAAGGATGCGAGATGATAATTCTTTGATAGCAATGTGTCTTTGCATACTGACAAATTGCTTTCGTGTCATGGTCTTGAATGCGGTTTTTTTATTTTTATCTTTCAGCAATTCGCTGATGCATACAAGTCCAAGTTTTGGTGTTGCTGTCATGCAACTATGGTAATTTAGTTTTTTATAAATAAAAAAAGCGGGTGTCTAGTTAATAGACACCCGCTTATTAATAACTATCAGAGAGCAATCAGACGATTGTTTCTGAGTTCGCAAGCAAAGTCACGAGTATCAACATTGACCCAGCTGTGGGTGTGTTGATTCTTGCGTTCAAGAACCAATGTTTCTCCTCCAAGCATCATAAAAGATCCATCTGGATTTTGAATGAACTTAGCTGAAAAAATCTTAGGATTCTTTCGTTGGTTGCGATTACGGAGCCATTGCTTGTTTTTTCTTGTCATGTTTGTGTCGGTATTACTCATATTATTATGTCGGTTGTTTGTTGTTTGTTGTTTATTCTGGATCTTGTCCATTTGGTCCATTTTCTAGGAAGTGTTCAACTTCAAGAACACACACCAAAGAGTCTATCTGTTTTTTCAAATTTGTCAATAGCTTTTGTTTTTTTACAACTGATTCGTAGCAAGCTACTTCCATATTCATCACATCATTAAATTGCTGTTCTGTAATTTTTATTTGCTCGTCGATTTCTTCTTCGGTCATGTCGTACTTCATTGTATGTTAGTTTTTTATTAATTTATTTTAACAACTTAATTATTATTTTTTGCTTTTTTTATTATATCATCAATGCCTTGAATGATTTCGACAACATCAGAATTCTCAAATACCAAAAGTTTTGGAACTCCTTTGATTTGATGTTTTTTAAAGAACTCAAAGTCTTCTTCAAATTCTACAGTTTCCAATTCGATGTTATCTTTTTTTAATTTACTTTTCAACATGTGACATGGGCCACATGTTTTTGATGTTGCTAAAACAAGTTTCATTTAATCTATGATATTAAAAATAAATGATATGTCAATCTTTTTTCCAAGTATAAAAAATCTGCCAATCTTCACTCACTGCAAAATGAACTTCATCATCCCAATCCCATTCATGATCATAAATTCCAGTGTCCTTATCGTATTCATCTTTCACACACTCTGGTAGATTTAAAAATGGGGTATCTTCATCGTAATAACAATATTTTGCGATATACTCGTTCAATTGTTGATAATCATCATAGTATTCTGTATCTTCTGGATCACCGATATGTCTTTCAAGAATAGATTCTACAGATTCTTGATATTCATCGAGTTGTAAAACAGCATAATAGTCTGAATAGCACCCGCCACCTTCATAACCATAAGCGGCAATAATGACTTTATCGTCATCTAAAACTTTTTTTGCCATTGCGAGACGGAGAGTATTATCACCCTCGTCAAAATTGCGGGTTTTTTCTCTTACTGCTAAAAATTGTATGTTCATATATTGATTGTATGTTAGTTTTTAATTAGTTAAATCTCAACACATCACGTTGCATCATTATAGCATTTGCCTCTAAACGATACCTTTCAGCAGTCTCTCTCGCTTCATCGCGTTCACGTAATGCTTCTACTCTTTCTACCTTGGCTTGTATCCATGCTTCTTGAGTAATTTTCAAATCGCTTAATGCTTCATCGCGTTGCTCCTGCATACGATGTTCACGTAGCACGGCAGTTTCATAATTGTCAACTGCTTCGTTGCGCTGACGCTCTGCGGCATGAAGCTCTGCAAGGCGGTCGGTTGCCGACATGTCGAAAACGTCTCGACTATCCCGCTTGAGAATTGCGGCGACAATTGAAGCGAGATTGTGACTTGTCTCGTTGCGTTGCTCTGTCACGGCGGCGAGTTCGCGTTCGAGATTTTCTCGCTCAGTTGTTTCTTCGGCGAGTGCTTTCGCTAAGTCGCCAATCATCTCAGGTAGGTTCTCCGCTGTGTGCGTTGGAATGTAGCCGACTGGCATGGCTGACAAGCATTGCTTCAATAGGTTTTGCGCCTCAGCAAGGTTGCGTTCTAATTTGCAACCTTCTCGATAACATTGATCGAGTTGCCAATTCATCCTTGGGGTTGTGGATGTGGGTTGATTGAATGCTGAATCCATTCGTGGAGTATCACTCATCACTCTCTCCTTCCCATTTTCCAATAACTTTTAGATATACTACTGCGCATGCACGGATATATTTCTTAAACTGATTGTCAGTTAAATTATCTTCAGCTTCAACCAATACATTTGCAAGATTAAACAGCAGTCCATTCTGTGGGTGTTTTATCCATCTCCTACTAGAGTCCCAATCTTTAGCTTCCTCTGGATTACAATCCCAGCCGCAATGTTCAGCAATAATTATTTTCAGTTGTTCGTCAGTCATAATTTATGGATAGTATGAACCGTGTTCTGATTTTGGCCAGACAACCTCTGGACCTTTTCTGTTAATTTTTAGAACTTCTTCAATCTCTTGATAAACTTCGAGAGCCTCTTCAAAGGTATCCCAACTCAACCCCCTGCCATAAAACTCAGAATCGATATCATACGGTACAATATCGTGCCACCCGAATAACCATTTTCTTTGAATGTAATACTTCGCTTTAGCTAGGCGAGAGTTTCTATGACGAGATTCCTTTACGATTCTGAATTTTGGCATATGTTTTGTTTATTGTATCAAGACTCTTTTTTCTTACGAGCGGGTTTTTTCTTTGCTGGTTCTGTGGATGTTTTAGATTTACGAGCGGCTTTTTTCTTTGCTGGTTCTTCGGGCGTTTTAGCTTTACGAGTACGCTTAGGCTTACTTGTTTTATTTTCCATCTTCTCTTCTTTATAAGTCACATCATAGTCGATGATGCTATCGGCTTCACATCCCTCCGAGTAATCTTTAGGATTGTAAAAATAACAAACAAACGCTCTTATTGCAACAAACAGTATTGAAAAAATAACTGATGTCCATATGCCGATTTCGATTATATTAGTTAATGTATTCATATTTTTTGTAATTAGATTTCGTCTTTTAGTCTACCACTTTGTTTCATCCAAATCATAAGATCAATTTGCGCCACACTCATATGTGGGAAATTATGTTTTGCAAGAAACAAAAATTGTTTTTCTAGTTGTTGATAAAGTTTTTGATTTTGAGGTGTACTTTCTGGAGCGTCATCGACACCGTTATCACGCATCCAAGCAAGAATATGAGTATCAAGTACGGCACACTCACAATTCTGTCTAGTATGCAACAAAAAGAAACGAGCAGTTTTCGGTCCAACACCACGAATTTGTAAAAGATCTTCCAAAGAGCAATTGCGCAAATCAAGATTAAGAGAATCCAAAATAGCTTTGGTGAGTCTGTTATACTGACCGATACGAGAAGCAACAAGAGCATTGTGAATGCCGACTTCACCAAGGTTTTGTAGGTATTCAAATGGAAGGACATCTTTGTTTAAAAGTCGAGCGAGACATTTACTAGCGTAGTCGCTATTCTTTCCAGCAACAAACATGCTGAAAAGCCAAAACGATTGCAGTTCATAATCGTTACGATTGAAGTTGGTGATTTGAGTTGGGGTTATTGCTTGCATGCCCTTATACTAAATTAGTTTTTTATTAATTCTTTTTTAGAGTTTTTATAAACAAATATACCACAATGCAAAACAAAACCAATTTTATTATCTTATTGTTCTTCTGGTTGTTCTGCAGAAGATCCTTCAGAGTTTGGTTGCTCTGTAGTAAATTCTTCAACGTTTCCTTGAATTCCAAAAGATACTGTAATGTTTCCTTGTTCATCTTGATTTACTATTTTTTGATGTTGCAAACTTAACAAATCTTTTGAAAATGTTTTATCAATTTGCCATAATTGTTTGGCTGCCCAATTTAAATGTGGCGATGCCATCAACACGACTACAGAACCAAGTTCTGATGTTGTTAAGTTTTCTTCGACTATTGATACTGGGATTTCAATTACTTTTTCTTTTTTCATTATTTCGATTCTAATTGTTTGACTAATTCTTTTAGAAAAGTTTCATCTTTTATTGAATTCACTTTCCATACTGATTCTGATCCTCTGCCATATTTGCATAATTTATTTTCTGCAACCAACTCTCTCAATATATTATTAGCAGTTTGTGTGCTAATGTCAAGTTCTTCAGATACACGCGCAACAGTAATCAAAGGTGGTTCTACCATATTAATGATATGATTCTTCCTTGTTTGTGATATTGAAACTTTTGAGGTTTTTACTTTTTCCTCTGGTTCATACGCTCCCAAAAATGTATATCCAGATGATTCCATGATTGCTTTGTATTGTGCTGTTGGTCCGAATCTATTCTTGTAAACATTGATTATTCTATAATCTTTACCAAGTTCTTCGTCTTTGTCAATTTTCAAATTAACATCAACAGCATATGGTAAAGTAGTTCCGCCTTTCAGTTCTCCGCTTGTTGTCATTTGAACAATGAAAAGCAAAGCGCAATCGTATACTTTAGCTTTTTTAATCAATGTATTGACAAAATATTGAACCTTTTGTCTTGAATTCAAATCATTATCGGTTGTTAAACATTGAAAGCTATCAATCACCAAGAAATCCATATTCTTCATATGCTGTACGATTTCATCTACATTTGTGATTGTGGCAATTTTTAAATTTTTAACATTCAAACGCTTCGCATTGTATGCGATTTGTCTAATATCTTCTTCTCCAGATGTATAACCAACCTTGTATCCCTTGGTTGTTAACTTTTCTGAAAGAATTAAAGAAAATACACTTTTACCAGTTCCTGGTTTTGCTATTAAAGTCATCGTAGATCCTGGCAATATACCATCTCCGAATATAGAATCTAATTCATCATCGCCTGTTTTAATTCTATTAAAGTAACTACTTGGAATGGATACATCTCCAATACGAGTAAATTCAACATGTTCGTGATTTAATAACATGACGTTAGATTACTCTAGTTTTTTATTAATGAATCTTTATTCGAAATTCTTAATGAACCAATCAGAAATTTCCCAATGGAAGTCTTTTTCATTTTTGATAGATCCAGCCCTTACATAAATGTAACTTTCGGGATGTTCCCCATCGTAATCGCTCCAAACTTCAATAACATCATCATCATTCATGATGAAATAATAATTGTTGATTTCCGCTTCGTATTTACCTTTGCTCATAGTCTTGTTATTACTTGTTTAACTGCATTTTTAAATTTATATGTTGCTACATTATTAGGCACATTTTTCCAATTTGTGATTATCTCTGCAAAAAATTCATCGGGATTACTTACAGAATAAGCAGATGGCCATTTCATAAGTTTGGCTATCTTTTCTCTTTGTAATTTGTAATCTTCTTTTTTAGAATCTTGCAATCTATATGTTTTTTTCTTTTTAATTCTTCTATGGTATTCGTCTAACATATCCACATACGCTTTTAATAATATTGGATATGATTGTTTTGGAATTAAATCAGCAATAAAGTGAGCATATTCATGCAACAAAAAATCTGGTCTATTGGTATAGTGTTGATCTAAATAAATCACTCCTCTGGAATAATAAGCAGGTACAATGTCTTTCGGATCATATGATATATTTTCGTTTTTTATATCTGTAATTACGATCTTTGGTCTTTTTAATGGTAAAATACCATAAACTTTTTTTAAAAATTCAGGAACTGTAACTTTTAATTGATCTATTACTCTTATTCTACTTGGAGTATTAAGAAATTTTTCATCTTTTTTGATATTGATTTCAATACCTTGATGACTTAATTCATCAACGCCACGTATGACAAATTTAATATAGTTTCTTTTTGATACCGTTGGTTTTAATATACGCTCTCTTAATTTTTCTTCGGTTTGTTTTAAAAATCTATCAGCAGATTCTGGATTTCTTAATTTTAATAATTTATAAGTATCTTGAACTTTTTGCTGTTTTAATTTTTTAGAAAGTTCTCTCTTAAACACAGATTGTTTTGAAAGAGTTTTAAGCTCTTTCAATTCCTGCTTTCTAAGAGGGTTTTTTTCTCTTTTTTCAAAGAAAATATCGAAACTGTCCACTGTAATATTTAACTTGCTACGATAGTTTTTCCAAGGGTGGATACATGAGCCATTCCATTATCAACTCTGACTTGTTCAACCGAATAAGGTTGAATGCCATTACATTCATCTAATCCAACAATACTAAAGCCATTCTGCCAATTAGGAGCAGATGCATAGACAGGCTTAAGATCACATGCACAAGCGTTCTCCCAAGCATAAACCTGTGTATCTGGACGCTTACCAATACCAGGAATTCTTTGCGCTGTAGCGCCAAATCTATGGGTATGGTTATGCATCAATGAGATGTTAAACTTATCAAGCATACCTCTAGCTGAATATCCACCATTCTTACGAACAACATCACCATGCATGATAACAAAGTCATCAGTCAAATTAACATAATCTACCAGATTTACATGTTTATTATATTCACCTAAAAATATTTCTTCATATGAGAGTCTTTCTCTAATTTCTGGTAAACATCCAAGTTCACCGATTCTTTCAGATAGATAGCGCCACCAACGACCATTAACATCGTTACCGCTATGATTAGCATTTACTTCATAAATTGTAGTATCTTCTGGTGATAAACTTATAAGTTCCTTTAAGAAAGATTGATACGCTACTCTTTCATCAAGCAATGAATATTGATGACGAATGTCTTTTGAATAACGAGACACTGCAAAAAGATCAAGAGTGTCGCCATTTAAAACAATAGTTTTCGGTCTTAATTCTGCGACTACTTCAAAAAACACATCAAGTGTTTTTGGGCAGTGTTTTGGAAAATGCATATCTCCAATAACCAATGCATAATTTTCAGATGACTTACTGTATGCTGTGGATTGTGGAACTGTTACATTGATGGGAGCTAATTGTTCCAAGAAAGAAAATACCTCATCTTCTGTCTTTTTAAATCTTGTTGGTTTTTCTCTTTGAAGATTCTCATTTATATGTCCTTGAACTTCATTATCACTACCTGACTCGAAATTGAAAAAGTCGGTATCATAATTTGATTGAGATTGTTTTTCATAAGCTTTGACCCAATCAAAAGCTGTTGAACGAGGAACGCCAAAGGTTCTTTGAATTTCATTAAATGACATTCCGTCTCGTTTGGCTTGGATTACTTGTTGTTTTATATTCATGCTTGTTGTTTGTTAAAAAATTCTTTAAATGATTGTTTAAATTTATTTATATCTTCTTGAGTAGCAGTTTCTAATTCTCTTTCTGCTTCTTCATATGTATCATGATTTGAAACAAAGTCAACTTTACCATTTCCAACATTATAAAGAATGTCATAGGTATTATCATCAGATCGTCTAACAATTCTAAATCTACTTTTTCGAGGAATCATATGAATTATTTATTGAGGTGACATCAACATACTTTAATCCAAATCCGCAATCGTCTACGAGATAGTTTATTGCTTTGTAAGCATCGGTTGGAAAAAATCCAATTTTTGGGTAGAGTACATACAGGTCATTTGAAACATTTATGTTATGTTCCTTTAGTAAAGTTATAGCTTCTTCTTTGTTTTTGAAGTTCACTTATCTGACTATTTAACCAATATAATTTGATATTAGTTAAGCCATGTGAATCTTTTTTTAAAATTCAGTTTTCCAATTAAGTTTAGAAGATTTGCAAGAAATATTAATATCATCACGATCTTCAAGATCACTGATGTCATATTCTATCTCATCAAGCCATTCATTATATTCACAAGTTTCGAATACTTCTTTTATAATAGTTTCATCAAAAGTTTGATGGAAAAGTATTGTTTTGAATGTTTCAATCCAATCTTCAATATTGGCATCTGGACCGAGTGTCAAATGAATGGTTTTATCTGGACGAAATCCACCTTCGATAGTTATTTTAATTGGTTCTGTTTTCATATAATTCATAATATTAAAATTTCCAAGCTTGTATTGTATGTTTAAATGGTTCACCTTCAATATTTTTTACAAGTTCAAGCATCTTCTCAGCAATCTCTCTAATTTCTTTTTGTGCATGCTCAGAGTTACGAAGCTTCAAAAAGTTTGCAAAACTTCTCATATTAAATTGTACATCAGCTTGAATTTGAGAATTGTAAGTTTTAAAAAATCGTGCGCTTTCTTTTGCACGTTTACGACCAAGAATGGGTGTAAGTTCCTCTAGACACTGATGATAATACTTATTGCCCATTTTTGTATACTCTTCAAGAACTCCTGCCCAACTATAAACAGATATAGATTCATGTGAATTGCCAGCACAACCATCTTCATCTGCATTGTCTAATGCAATCCAATCAGTAGGAATGTAATACTTATCATCATTCAATTCTTTGTATCGGGCTGATTCAGCATTAATACTAGCAATGCGATGCTTGAGCAGGTGAATATGAGCGCTAACATCGGTATCAACAAGAAAATGCACACTACCTTTTTCAAAGGGTGTTTCGTGACCGTTAGACCAGAGCATGTCGATGAGTTTAGGAATGCGCGATTTCTTTTCATCATTTAATTCTCTTGATGTGCTTGTCCATGCACTACATGCAATAATTTCGTCTGAACCATAATGTCCAATTAGTTCTACTTTATTTATCATAATATTAGTAATCTTTTTTGTATTCAAGATTTTGAATTTCTGCTAAATGATCAACGAGATTTGCTAATTCTTGGTCATTTAGAATAGTCATATCAGTGTAAGGTTTTCCTCTTAAAGTCATCCACGCTTGTTTGATTCTGAAAAGAAAACCAATAGAAATATCATATTGAAAATGAGCGAACTCTGTTCCAAAATCTGGATCATGACTCACATAAAGTCCCCCATGTCCGCAATCGCATTTAAAAAATTTACCATTCATATGTGTTTTTATATTCTAGTTTTTTATTTGTCATCGTCGTATTTTTCAAAAATAATAAGAGCGGCAATTGCAAAAATAATCATTGAAACGCTGTATAAAATAATTGATATTTCACTCATCATAATCGTATCCTATTTTATGAGTCTCGATCCAGCGATAATTTCTTTTATCACCTACACGCTCAATAGTCATATGACCATTTTCATATGCTTCACGATGTGTTTCATTAACACCCATCCAAAAACCAGCAATCATACACAAAGCTGTATGAATGACCAATAAAATTACAACGATAATATTCATAATTTAAGAATTCATTACCTTCAATAAATCTCTTCTATTTTCAACAGAAAATTCTTCATCACCAATCTTTACTTGCATTCCTCTTTCTCCCATATCATTATCATAAATATACCACATAATCCAACCATCTGGATCAACAATATCTACTGTATCTTCAAATGCTTTCCAAACTGTATTGTAAAATGAACCATTAATATCCATAAACCCCGCATCATGTGCTTTGTCCATTACTTTTTTCAAAGCAATATATGAATCTAAAATTTTATTTAGTTCTTCAATAGTAAGTTGTTTGTTCATCTTATTTCTTTGATTTCTAGTTCGTCTAATATTGTACTCACACATCCATCAAAGTCAACTACAGAATACTGATGAAAATGACCGCAATAGTGACGAGATGCTCCACAAAGTTTGATTAACACATCATGATCTTTGCGTTCTTGTAAACACTCATCCCAAAGTGTTTCATCACGATCACACCAACTAGAAATTCCATCTTTGTCAAATGAACCACTCCATGTAGGTGCGCTATGTGTTACAAGTATATCACAACGCTTTATTTTAGAATGATCTAAAACAAACTTTTCATCTTTCCAGTATGAGATACCTTCTGTTCGCATACGACGATCAACGCTAACTGCCCCACCAACAAAACCAAACTTTTTGTCGTTTAGCGTTAGATAAGTATAATCGGACAATAGTTTAAAATTACTCATGCTTACTCTTCCATCAAAATAAGATGGATCATCATGATTGCCACGAATGCCAATAAAGTCAATGCCCTTGCCACCAAAAAAACTATTGATATAGTCAAACTGACGAGATTGTTGTTTGTCAAGTTTAAATCCAATACCCAAATCGCCCACACCAATCAGTGTGAAGTTACGAATTTCTGATGCTTTAATTTTTAAGAAAAGCTGATCCCATTTGCCATGGATGTCTCCTACTATATAAATTGGTTTGTTCATAATTGACTGCATATTTTCTCGTGTCTTTTTTTAAGTTTGTCGTTATAGTTATTAGGATCTAAGTAAAAATCTAATGAATGCAATTGTGTTGATGAAAGTTTTCTAAGAGCTGGAGAGTATGGAGATTTACTATTTTTAGTCCATGATCTTAATTTTTCAACAGTATGATAAAAGAATAGATAGCAGTTTGCGCCTCGTGTGTAGTTATCGACATCAATATCAAGTTTATATTTTTTGATAGTTTGAAGTGCAATACACTCACAATGCCATTCCAATTCTATAGCATCCTTTACTGCCTGAGATACTATCTTTTTAGAGTATCTCTTACCATCAAGCCAGTTGAACAAAATGTCACATCCTTTCACTTTTGAATTAAAGAATTTACGATGATGTTTCCATTGTAAGTAATGAGAATATTCATGCACAAATATTTCAAATGCACAGTCGCGTTTCATTGCGACTACAAATTCTTTTTGATCTTTATTATCATCAAACCAACCACCATATTTACCATCTATAGCTCTTGTCATAATAAGCTTTATTGAAAAGCCGTCATCGAGCAATTCATTTACTGCTTTTGCTATAAAGGTATTTTTATCCATATTCTAAGAATGGTTTTATTCTTGTATATTACTTAAATATTCTGCGTAATAGACCCTATTATAATTACGTTTTCTAGAGTTTTCTGTTTCTTGTGCAATTTTTAGTGG